CCCGATACCTGGGAGGTTGCTCTTTCGGCTGGCGCAAACAAGCGCGAGACGTTCGAGCGTCTGATCCGTGAAGGCCAGCTTGGCTATCTCGCGCTGTTGCGCAATCTGCGGAACATGGTTGATGCTGGGTGCGATCTTGATCTCGTCCGCAACGCAATAATCGCGCGTAAGGGCGCTGATCGCGTCTTGCCCTTTCGATACGTTGCGGCAGCCCGCGCCACGCCTCGTCTTGAGGCGGAGATCGACACGGCATTGTGCGAGCGTATTGCCTCCATGCCGGCTCTCAAAGGAACGACGGCTATTCTCGTGGACGTGTCGGGCTCGATGGATTCTGCGCTTTCGAGCAAGAGTGACTTGAAGCGAATTGATGCGGCAGCGGCATTGGCTTCGGTTATCAGCGGGGATCTTCGCGTCTTCTCGTTCTCAGACAGTGTGGTAGAAGTTCCGGCTCGTCGAGGGATGGCTGGCGTGGACGCCGTAATCAGGTCGCAGCCTCATTCGTCAACCTATCTCGGTCAGGCGGTCGCCGCGTTGAATGCCCAGGTTAAGCATGATCGGCTTATCGTCATCACTGACGAGCAATCCCACGATCGCGTGCCTGATCCTGTTGCAAAGCGCGCCTACATGATCAACGTAGCGAGCGCGAATAACGGTGTCGGCTATGGCCGCTGGACCCACATTGACGGTTTCTCGGAAGGCGTAATTCGCTACATCCACGAGATCGAAAATGTCGGGTGACGAGCTAAAGGCTCTAGCAATTGAAATATGGGGCCAGCGCGGATGGATTACCGCGCTGGCTTCGGCGCTTCATGTCGACCGAACGCAGGTCTGGCGATACGTAAATGCGAAAACGCCCGTGCCCGGTCCTGTGCAGGCAGCGGTTGAATGTTGGATTGGCGTATTTCGATCAACTGGCAATCGGCCGCAATAGAATCCCACCTAATCCACAACGCGCGGCATAACCATCCTCAACCCTCTTGCGCTCGTGACACGAATATGGCACGAGATTGATCAGATGGATTTCTGCGCTCTAATGCGCATGGATGCTTTCATGTTTCTCGCCACTCTCTTTGCCCGATCGAGTAGCTCCTCCCGATAATCTGGAGGGATGGCAGAGTGGTAATGCGTCCGCTTGCTAAGCGGTAGCCGGGGCTCAAGTCTCGCGGGTGTTCGATCCACCCTCCCTCCGCCAATTTTGGAGGGTGCCGCTGAATGGCCGGCAACTGGTCTTGAAAACCAGGGTGACCTAAGGGTTAGGAGTTCGATTCTTCCACCCTCCGCCATAATCTCGAATGCCGATTCCAGCTCGCAGCCATAACCGGCGCGGGCTTTTTCTTTGAGCGGGGAAACTCAAGGAAAGCCAGATGATCTCATTCCTGATTTTCGCCCTGCTCGTCGTTCTCGCGGCTGTCGTCATCATTTACGTGATGGACATGGTTCTAGGCCTGCTGCCGAACGTGCCAGGCCAGATACCAACCATCATCCGCATCGTCGTCGTTCTGATCGCCCTTCTCGTGATCCTCGAACGCGCAATCCCGCTTCTTAGTCATCCGTCATTGATCGGATAGGATAAACCGATGAAGACCGTCTATGTCGTCGTGCAGGACAACCATGGCGAAGGTTTAGGCATTCCGGCCATTGCCTTCCTCACCTCGGATGAAGCGAATGCCTATGTCGAGAGCATCGGCAAGGTCTCGAATGTCGGCATTGCATTGAAGGTGTGCGAGGTCCATATCGCTTCGTTTGGTGGCGCGCAGCCTTGAGGGCGGCTGCGATCTACATGCTTGATGTTCTCGGCATGGCAGCGCTGTTTGACGCTCTCGTTTTTATGGCCGCATCGGTTCACAACGCGACCGCGCCAGTTTTGCCATTGGCAGCGTTGTCTTCTGGGTTGTTGGCCGCCTCGATTCTTTGCCTTGTTGGCAGATGCCATCTCAGCCATGGAACTGGACGAGCCGGCCTATGAAGCCGCGCAAAAAAAAAGCGGAAACCGCCGGGGTTGTTGAATCTGAAAGCCTCGACCCGGTCAGTGAGGATAATCTCAAGACCTTCCTTGCGGATATTGCGATTGGCATTCCTGTTCGTCGGGCGGCCTCTGCGAGTGGGTTCTCTGCCGAGCAGTTCTATCGACGGCTGAACGAGAACGAGTCGATTGCGCAACGCTATGCGCGCGCGAAGGAACAAGCTCTAGAGGCGATGGCAGATGACATCCTGTCGATCGCAGATGATGGATTGAACGATACGCAGGTTGATGAGGAAGGAAACGTCCGCACCGACCATGACGTGATTGCCCGGTCAAAGCTTCGCATCGATACCCGCAAGTGGATCATGGCAAAGCTGGCGCCCAAGAAATACGGCGACAAGGTCCAGACCGAGCATTCCGTCTCCGATGGTCTAGCCGATCTCATGAGAGAGCTTGATGGCGGAACGCGCGGACTTCCAAAGGGCGCGTGATCAGTTCGCCGATTGGCGCTGGAGGCTGAACAACCTCTACTGGATCACCGACAAGGAAGGACGCCGAGCAAAGTTCGAAATGAATTGGGCGCAAGTCCAGTTGTTCGACACGATGCACTACATGAACGCGATCCTGAAAGCGAGGCAGCTCGGCTTTACGACGTTCATTCAGATTTTCATGCTGGACGCGGCGGTTTTCAACTCCAACGTTTCGAGCGGCACGATCGCTCACACGTTGGATGATGCGCAGAGGATTTTCAGGGACAAGGTCAAGTACCCTTACGACAATCTACCGGCTGGCATTCGTTCTGCTGTTCGTTCGATTGCGTCTAACAAGACAGAGATAGAGCTTTCCAACAATAGCCGCATCCGCGTCGGCACTTCGCTTCGATCCGGAACGCTTCAGTACCTGCATATCTCGGAATACGGTAAGCTGTGCGCGAAGTACCCAGAGAAGGCGAGGGAAGTTCGCACCGGCGCGCTGAACACGGTCCAGTCCGGGCAGATCGTCTTCATTGAATCGACGGCAGAAGGGCAAGAGGGGCACTTCCACGACCTATGCGAGGAGGCTCGCAGCAAAGGGCGGATGAATGCCCATCTGACGCCACTCGATTTCAAGTTCCATTTCTATCCATGGTGGCAGGAGCCGGGCTATTCGATCGACCCTGCTGGCGTCACTGTCACGGATGAGATGGCCGAGTATTTTGGCAAGCTCGAAGATTTAGGAATCGAACTGAGTGCCGGCCAGAAAGCCTGGTACGTCAAGAAGGCTGAGACGCAGCTTTCTGACATGAAGCGTGAATATCCTTCGACGCCAGATGAGGCGTTTGAGGCGAGTGTCGAGGGTGCCTATTACGCCGAGCAGATGGCGAGGGTCGAGCTGGAGCAGCGGCTTGGGGATTTCTCCCATGTCGAAGGCTATCCGGTTCACACGATCTCCGACATCGGCATGGATGACGCCAACAGCGTGTGGATGTTTCAGGTTCTTCCTGAACGCATTCGAATGCTGGCCTATTTCGAGCATACCGGAACCGGCATGGACGGCATGATTGCCGAGCTTGTCGAGCGCCGCGATCTCCACGGCTACGTCTACGGCACGCACTACATGCCGCATGACGTGAAGGTTCGGGAATGGACGCGTGGCGGCCTCACCCGCATCGAGATCATGTTGGCGGAGGTGCAGGCGAAAAGCCTTGGAACCGTCGAGAAGGTCGAGCGCGCTTACGTCGAGGATCGTATCCAGGGTTCGCGTCGCATCTTGGCGAAAGTTGAGTTCGATGAGGCTGGCACTTCGCAGGGCGTCAAATGCCTTCGAAACTATCGCAAGGAATGGGACGAGGAGCGCGGCGTCTGGAAGGACAGGCCGCGACACGATTGGGCATCGCACGGAGCCGATGCATTTGGCGGCCTGCCGGTCATCTTCACTGGTCTAGCCGCCGAACCGCTGCCTGAGCGCAAGCCCAAGACCATTCACGAAGCCACGCTTGACGACCTCTGGGACGAGTATGGCGAGCAGTATGAAGCGGGACGGATTTGATGCCTCATTCTGATAATTGCTCCACGCGAGACGGCTCGCTGATCTGTGATTGCGGCAATGAGGATCACCTCTGGCCGGATGCCTTGATTGAGCATCAACTCATGATCAGTGGCGGTCGTGATATCTCCCTCGCGCTGATGTATCGGCAGATCAAGCTCCTTCAGCGTTTGGTCGAACTGACAGAGAAGCTGGTCCCGCAGTCGAAGAAGGCCGCAACGACTGAATGACCGAAGCGTCTGAAGCCGCCACGGAGGATCGTGCAAAGATCGCATCCGACTGGCAGGCAGAGATCGACCGTTACGAGAAGAACCCTAAGCGGGTGAAGTGGGTCTATCGTTGCAGGCAGATCGTCAAGCGTTACCGTGATGATCGCAACGACGAAACCGGATACGCCTCCAAGGGCAAGTACAACATCTTCTGGTCGAACGTCGAGACGCTCGCGCCTTCGCTCTATGGTCAGATGCCACAACCGATCGTCGAGCGTCGCTATCTTGATAAAGACCCTGTTGGGCGTGTCGCTGCATCGATCCTTGAGCGCGGCCTGCGCTATGAAATGCCGACATGCGGCTTCAACGATACGATGGAGCAATGCGTCAAGGACTTGCTCCTCCCAGGCAGGGGAACGGCATGGGTAAGGTTTGAACCGGAGTTTGGCCCTCCATCATCTCCCGATGAAACGCAGCCGGGAATTGAGGATGAGGAAGACCAGCAGACCGGCGCTGAGGTTCGCGAGGACATCGACGAAGAGGAATCGACCGAAGACGAGTTGATTGCGACGGGTCAATTGACGGGAGCCTGTCTCGACGTTGACCATGTGAATTGGGAAGATTTCCTCCATTCTGAGGGCAGAGTGTGGAAGGAAGTCACATGGGTCGGTCGCCGCCTGT